GTTCCACGACTGTGGGTTTAAATTTTTGAAGTAGAACACGGCATTTTTATCGTCCTTCAGCGATATCATAATGTCATTCATGAATGGGTCGCTGCCTCCTTCCAGCACTATTTTCCAAGGACCCGATGTATATGTAGTTTCGGGACCTCTTTCGGTCTTATACACATCGTTGAGTTTGTTAAACAATAACGCCCCAACTGAACTATCTGGGGCATTCGGCACCAGACTAATAATTACTCCTTTATCGGCGCTCATTTATATAAACTATAAGGTAATATGGACACTCGCTTCTGGGGTCCGTCGGGGTGGCAATTATTCCATCTGATCGCATTCACATCTCCACATCCACGGGAGGTATTGGAGGACATGAAAGATGTACTGCCGTGTAAATACTGTAGAGCATCCACATCAGAGTTCGTAGGCAAACACCCACCAACCAAGCCGTATGGCAGGTGGCTGTATGAGATTCACAATATGGTGAACAACAAGTTACGCACGCAATGTGCAGAGGATCCCGCAGTCGTTGATCCCGGACCTGATCCCGACTTTGCCGACATCAAGCGACACTATGAGGCCATGAAACCGACTGCTGTTCCCGGTCGCGATTTCCTTATGGCGATTGCGTATAACTTTCCAGACAAGCCAGAGCCCAAAGACATGAGCACGCAGCGCGAGTTTCTCCACCATCTTGCGGATGCGTATCCGTTTGAGAGTCTGCGAACAAAGTTTCAGTCCTACATCAAAGCAAACGAACCTGATCTTCAAAGTCAAAAACGGTATACAAAGTGGATGTATGGTCTGATGAAGGAACTCTCAGGAAAGATCCCAATCAAGACGTATCGTGGATATATGGCACATTTAGCGTATTACAAGAGCAGTTGCTCTAATAAGACGTATCGTGGTAAGACGTGTAGACGAACGACAAAAAATCGCCATACCACGCGTAAGGTTTCACATCGTAATCTTCTGTAACCTATTTCCGCTTCTCCTGTAAGGCTTCCATCTGGCGAACATGTTTTGAGGAATAACATGTATCTTTACCAGCAGCCTTCTCCTTGGCGGACTTCTTGCTTTCTTTACGAGTTTTGGGTTGATTGTCCATTTTAGAGGGATAATCTTACCTATTCAGGTAGAGATGTTTCCGTTTTAATGCCGGCGAGTCTTGCGGCTGCCCCGACGACGACCACCGACCGTGGCGGCCGTGGCGGCGACACCCCCACCGCGCTTGGTCTTCTTGTAGGACTTGGCTGCCAGCTTGAGCACCTTGCCCAGCTTCATGCCCTTGTTCGCGCGCATCGTCTTCTTCACGTGCGCCATCCATGCGGACTTGCGCCCGCCCGTCTTGGGTGCGTCTGCTGCGTCTACTGGTGCTGCTGTATCTGCCATTTTGTTTAACGCGCAAGAGTTTTCTCTACGAAGCCCTTGCCGTTTTTGTCAAACAAATTCCACTGGCACCCCAGCGCCTGTGGTCGGTCGGGGTTGGCATTCACCGTCTTCAGTTCTGTCTCGGGGGCTACAATCGTGATGTGATCCTTATTGAACCGCAGAAGGTCCTGGGGGTCGCGAGGGTGAAGGGCCTGTTGGTAGCTGAGGCGACGAAGATTTGATCCGTTCCATGAAAGATTCACCAAGGGCTCCAAATCGGATCCGTTGATGGTTCCACCGGACACGATGATCACCTTGTCCTTGAGGGCATCCAACTTGGCTGTGTGGACCTCCTTGTCAGTCCTCACGAGGCGGCGGCGCAGAGTCGTCATAATGTGCTCGGCGGCCTTGTTCAGCGTGACGGTCTTGGTTGTATGCGGCACGATAGACAGGATGAACGGGTCCTCGGACGGGAAGGCATCGTTGGTGATGTCTATACACACCTGCTCAAAGGACACATTCTCCTCAGCATAATCGTATCCCTCATTCTGTGCCTTCAAGCCGACAACAGGCTCGTCGCGCTCATCCGAATACAGGTGAACCTCAAGCAGCCGGACACCCCGGGCAAGTGCGGTCGGGACGTCTTCATACACCGAGCCCGCAACATAGTACTCGCACAGTCGTTTCCTAGGCATAAGCATGGGCACTTCACCGAGCGTCTCATCATAGACGAGGTAGCCGATAAAGGCAAGTAGTAACACGGCAATCAGCCACTCCATTATTCTTTTGCGGATGATTCTTTCTTCGGCATCGTAAACAGAAGGTTGCGGAATGCGTTGATGACATCGTCTGGGATCTTCTCGTCCATCGGGATGTTCATCACGCATGCGTAGTGGAAGTAGATACAGTACATCCCGCACTCGGAATCCTTGTACTGGTGACGCGTCTTGTTGAAGGTCATCTTCATATCGTTCTTGTGAATCCCAGTCGCATCCCACTGCTCCTTCCAACGCTTCATGAGAGTCTTGATCTCCGGCTCGGGAGACGACGCATACGAATCAAAGTAGGTTACGCGAGGGTATTCCAGTTCCGGTCTCGTATCGCAAAACACCGCCACCCAATGCTGCCCAGGACCATCGTGCGGATCCGTATTTATTACAATACCAATTCGGTGTTTCCCTCGCTTGTGAAGTTCGGCAAGTTTCATGGAGCAGAGCGCGCTGACGACACATTTGCGGGTTTCATCTTGAAGATCAAAGTCAATCGGGACGGTGCCTGCGTAGTAGTAATCAGCAAACAGGTTTACATAGTTCTTCTCTACGGCATCAATGTCGTCCGAAGACAGCCACTCTTCGCGATTCAATGCCCATTCCTTTGGTGCCTTGGGCCTGCGTAACAAACTGGCCACGATACACTCGGCACGACCGGTCTTACACTTGGAACCAAGCCGGCGTTGAAGTTCCTTCCAGGTTGCGTCAATGTTGGCTCCGCAACTTATGGGAGTTTCTCGCGGATGTTCCTTGTTGTACACCTCGCACAGTCGTTTGACTTCTTCCTCATCAAATACCGACATTCTTATTGTTTGAAACAATATACTTTATAACACAAATATAATGAACGCACCCAACATCGTGGAGGCGGTTGTTGCCGTTACCACTCATGGCGAGATTCTGCTAAGTCCAGATCGCAAGCCAATGACGTTTCGGCTTCCGGCGGGCATGACGCTGACAAAGGTAAGTATGGCAGTTCCCGGTGTATGTAACATCACGGATGACCGCGATTTGGAGGTTATTATCAACCGCATCATTGAGTTATGGAGGGCTCCCCGCAATCGCAATGATTGGCGAGTTCAGGCTGTGCGTGAGGTGATTGCGGAATTTCAAAAGAGCACTAAGAAACAGGTTCAGACGGACCGAATACCCGGGAATATAGACCACGCCGCATTCGTCCATTACGTGCTCAAGATGGGAACTGAAACGACATACAATCCGGGCGACGAGGTGATTAATAAAATGTTCAGTCGGTCGGCAGCCGAGGACAAGGCCCGGTATGATTACAAGGTCCTCGCATTGAATCTACCAAACTATCCCGATCTTATGGCCAATCTGCTGGGGAAACGTGGGGCGGGGGAGATTCTCCTAATGGATGTCGTCCAGATCCTACAGCAGCGCGGGATTAATCACATTACGATGTTTGACTTTTCATGCTCTATCATGGACTCGGCCGAACGTGATACCCGCATTATTCGCCGTGAACTTACAGTCAAGGGCTTAAAGGGCGGCAAGAGTCGGCGTTACAAGAAGAAAACGAAAACTCGGCGCACAAGGAAAGCAAGACTCTAAATGGATACTCTTAAGCCCACACTCGCTCGTTATCTGGATATTAACAAGAAGCTCTCGGAGGTGAATGCCCGTGCCAACGAGTTACGCGATGAGCGACGTTCGGTGGAACTGGACCTTGCTGCCGCATACAATGAGGAGCCGCTGCCCGACAAGATTGAGCTGAAGCAGTCTCAGATGGTCTTCCTTGTGAAGAAGCCCGGTGAGTGGAAGAAGGGTTGGACGCTTTCTAAGAAGCAGCTTCAGGAGTATCTGCTAGAGATCCTGCCTGAGCACGGTCCGGATGTTATGAAGGAGATTGCTCGGCGTCACGAGCCAAAGCTGGTGGCCACCGATTATGCGTTTGATTTGAAGGTGATGGATGTGTAGGACTATTTGAGAGGAATATCATCGTAATTATACTGTTTGGGTGCTTTGAGCGCTTCCCGCATTAGGCGGAGCGTCTCCTGCATTTCTAGGAGTGTTTTTTCAACTGTTTCAATATTTCTATCTGCCATGAACCCCACCTGGATTCTCATGAGACACGGGGTCACCTCTTGGTGGGCGCGTAAAACACGTGAGGCAAGGGTTCCAAAATTCTTAATCATTAATATATGGATATCTGGTGAGATATTTTTAAATGGTATAAATAAAATGGACCTCAACGTACTTATCCCCGTGCTCCTCTTCATTCTCCTGTCGCCGGGCGTCCTCCTGTCCCTGCCGCCGGGGTCGGGTCACCTCGTCCAGGTGCTCACCCACGCCGCGGTGTTTGGCGTCGTGTACTCCGTTCTTCGCATGGTGTTCCCTCAGTACTATTAAAACGGACTTTCTACGTTCACGCAGATAGATCGTAATGGAATCCTATTGCCCATACAACCCCGCCAATAGAGTGTTTGCCGAGCGTGACATTCACAAGATCATACACAAGCATGGGCTGCCTCACTATCGGGTGAGCAACCCGCGCGTGTTTCAGACAGCAATGGTTCACACCACGTATGTCCGTCGCACTGAATATACGACACCCGATGGCCGACCCGCGCAATTGGCGACCTGTCCGGCTGGCGTGATGCCACTCCAAGACGAGTCCTATGAATGTCTAGAATTTGAAGGAGACTCGGTTCTAGGTGTTTGTATCGCAACGTATCTTCGCAAGAAGTATCCAGAGAAGAAGCAGGGATTTCTCACCGATGCTCGGAAGGAATTGGTGAACAATGAAAGGATTGGTCAACTGTCCAAGCAGATTGGGTTGGATCGGTATTACATCATGAGCCGGCACAATGAAGATTCGCCTGCGATTGCCGGTCGGTCCAACCTCAAGAAGTTGGGCGATATCTTTGAAGCCTTTATCGGTGCGTTGTGGACGGATTGTGGCAATCGCTTCAATGTAGTCTATGCCTTTGTAATCTCCGTGATGGAGTCGTACCTAGACATTGAAGAAGTTGTGACGGGCGCAACGAATTACAAGGATCTGTTTCAGAAGTACTGCCAGAGGGAAATGAAATGCACGCCAACGTATGAGATGTTGTCCAACGATCCGAAGAAGGGTGAAATTCGGGTGGCGGTCTGCGATGCAAACAACAAGCACCTAGCGTATGGTCACGGAGTGACACGAAAGAAGGCAGAGCAAATGGCGGCCCGTGAGGCTTTATGCGCTACGTAACTTCTGGGTCTGAAGATGTCCCTTGCGGTAACGCTTCATGGTGCGCCCGCGTGTTTGGAGAACAGACTTGGTGCAGATCCCAATTGCCGCAGACTCCTTGTTTGAGCCCTTTCGTGCGCGAACAGTCTTCCGCACAGACTTGACGCACTTGTCAAACTTCTTTGACATACGAGTCTTCATTTGTGCTCTTCCCCCTAAAAGAGTTGAACTGGGAACAAACATCTCATCAATGTATTTTTCAATCTGAGGTCTCATTTCATTCAATGGGTGAGTTTTCCTCGCTTGAAAAAGATTCGCAATATTTTGTTTGAATTTCTCTAATGTTCCTGTGTCGATAATATTGAACTTGGCCATACTTCCGGCGATTGATGCAACATCGTAAAACTTCATAAACCGCTGAACATCTGAAAAATTCTGCATATTAATGTTACAAACACCTAATAGGTCACATGGTGTGGTAAATTGGGCAACTTGTTGAAATTCTCGTCTACCCGTTTCAGTATTTAGTCCATACTCCTCAATAAGTTCTCGCAATAAGTCTGGATCA